GGTTACGGCAAATCTGCGCTTAGTTGTGTCAGTTGCCAAGAAATATACAAAACGGAATATGGAATTGCTTGATATTATTCAAGAAGGAACAATTGGATTGGTAAGAGGTGTTGAAAAGTTTGATCCTGGCCGTGGTTACAAGTTCAGTACTTATGCATATTGGTGGATTAGACAAGGTATTACTAGGGCAATTGCGGAGAAGTCACGCGCAATACGCTTGCCGATCCACGTCACTGAGAATCTCAACAAGCTTAAGAAAGCACAGCGGGAGCTGAGTCAGTTAAATGGGGAACTACCAAATGTATTTCAGCTAGCTGACTATCTAGGTCTATCAGTTGAAGAGATCAAAGACTTAATGTGTAAGGCTAGACAACCTACTTCGCTCGAAATCAAGATTGGGGAAAATCGAGATACTGCATTGATTGATCTACTAGAAGACGAAAGCCAACTGCCTGACATGTTAATTGAACGTCAGTTCATTAAAGAAGATATTAGAGATTTAATTAAAGACCTGCCTGAGATGCAAGCTGCTGTAATCTCTATGCGCTACGGCATAGGTGAAGATATCTTGGAACCAATGTCTATGACAGCTATTGGTCAAGTTTTAAATATGAGCCGTGATCGGGTGCGTACTCTTGAGCAAAAAGCAGTAAGAGGACTCAGAGAACATAACCAGCAAATTAGTAATTATCTCTAATTACAATAAGAGTAGGTACCAAGACCACATGCGATGAATGTCACACAACAGGTTATAAATACTGAGCAAAGCTACGGTGGGGCTCCTAAAGCAAATCCCGAGTATTATTCAACAAACAAAACACTGGATTATGCGAAAGGATCTAATAGCCTATTAAATGCTCGATCTGAAATCATAACTTCTGTACCTACAACCTTTGCCTACAAAGACTCGGTTGGTTTGTTTGGTGCAGAGAATGTTTTTATCAAAGTTGATTTAGATATACAGAGTGGAAAAGGATTTTACCAAAACGTCCCATCTCTTCTTGACAACGGATATTACAGTATATATGTAAATACCGCCGATCCTGATATTGATTTTTTCTTTGACCCAGCAGAGATGGATTTCGCACGTGAGTTCTTTCCTGAAAATAGTTTTGAACCTACAACATTAAATGACAACCTTGATAACATCAGACATCCGGTAGTAAGTGTATCTATAAATAATTTAAAGACAGGAAACAAATTTGTCGATGCTTGGTTCGATGTTCGGCTGTACACCAAAGATCGTATTGAGCACCCGTACGACACTTTATATATTGATCCAAAGAGTTATTTTTATATTGGTTTCCATGCAAGAAACACAAGAAGACTGCCATACAACGTGAGTATGACAGTCGGTGATTCTTATATTGCAGAACAAGATTTAACTAGTGAGCAGAGACGCTACCTAGTTTAGTTATCCTCTTCGTCTGCATCCTCAGCAACCTCAGGTTCGGGCTCAGGTGCAGGCGCAGGTGGAGTAGGCAAAGGATTGATAGAGCGTTTTAGTACACTACCTCCAGAGATTTTAGAGAACTGATACTCAACCAAAAGGTCATTACTGCCTTCACCAAAGACAGCTACACGATCAATAGCTCCTTTGCTGTTCTGTGGGAAGGAGAAATTACCATAGCCATCATGACGAATTTCCATCGTCACTGGACCAATGTAAGGAACAACCAAACGTACAGATTCGCCGTTATCCAAAGCTACATTGAAGATCGCTGCTTCGATATATTGAATTGATCCCTTTTTATTCCACCAACGTGGAAAGCGATGCACCGATCCACGATTAGGCAGAACCAGCTGCATCTCTGTACCAGTGTGATTGACAACGTCAGTGCCACCCTTGTAAACAAGTTTATCGGCCATTAGTTTTACTTAAATACCTTCTTCTATTTTAGTCATCTTTTCATCAGCACGTTTTGACCATTGAAGATTATCTGCACGACAATCTTTTTTGTTGCTGTTGATATGTTTAACAACGCTACAACCTTTAAGTCGCCCATATGGAGTTGGGGGTAATCCAAGAAAAGCAAATGCAACAAGAGTATGCACAGGAATAGTTATTAACTTACGGCGTCCAATACGTTGAGTTAAGTTTACAACTGGGTAACCACCCTTACTTATTTTCTGCTTAAGGATTCTTTCAATCCGCCCTTTTGTACTTTTAATGAGACCTTTTTGGTTTACATAGTATTCAATGCAGCACTCAAAACCCGGCAGTGTATGCACAGGGATCCACTCATTATTGTCTATAAAGTCCATATAACCAAGTATTCTGGGGTATCTAAATATTATTATAGCGTTAACTATTAATATCAGTATATGTGACTAGTCGAAGTCACTTATAAACCTTTTAGCTTACGGAGTTAGAAATCCATGTGGATTGATAATGACTTTCCTAAGCTCCTTGGTGCAGAGCTTTACCGCCCTCACCCTGCCTACATCATTGAGATGGCAGTTGAGCCGGTAGTTGTCCACGATTTCAGCAAGCAACCCGGTCAGACCGTACAGCTTGATCGTTATCGTTTCTGGGGCAAGCCTGGCACTAAGGAGTCCCGTGAGCGGACCGCCGATCAAACCCTCGGCACCGCTTCAGCTCGCAACATCGTCAAGGACAAGGTCCTTGTGACTCTGCGTGAGTACACCGGCCCAGCCGATACCCGCGACACAGCACAGCCTTCTACCTTCAAAGTTGCTCGCGAAACCCTGATCACCGCTCAGCGTCTGCTGCTTGATACTGGCAACCTGAACGTGTTCCACCAGTCGATCGGTAGCTTGACGCTGCTTGACGACTATCGCCGTTGGCGCGATCGCGTCTTTGCTAACGAACTGCTGAAAGCAGAAGCAAACGGCAAAGCTGATAAAGAGCAAGGCGGTTACTACCTTCCTGGTGACAAAGTCAAAGGCGCAACTGGCGGCACCTTGGGTGTTACCTATGCGACTGGCGAGTCTGCCAAGTTCGATGTAACTACTGACCTTCTCGAAGTTGTTAAGGACATGCGTAAGCGCAACGTCCCAACTTTCGCTGATGGTTACTACCGCTGCATCGTGGATCCAACTGCAATGATGCACTTGCGTCAGAACAGCGACTTCCGCGAAATCGCACGTTATCCAGGCACTGGCATGGTCAACCCCATGTCACCCAACCAGGCACCCAACGCAAACTTCTACCAAGGAATGGGTCCTGCTTACGGCCAAGCTGGCTTTGTTGCTGGTCAACCCGTAATGCCTACTGGCTTCCTCTTTGAGGGTGTCCGTTGGTTCGAGTCCACCAACCTGCCCGAGACCTCTTACAACCTTGTTGTAACCGACGCTGCTGCTGGCGCTGCTGATTACACAGCTTCCCAGTTGATCTTCTTCGGTCCTCAAGCTGTGGGCGTGGGTATTGGTGGTAACAATGCGCAGATTCTGTTGAACAACAACGACGACTTCAGTCGTTTCATCATCATGATCTGGAGCTTGTTCGCCGGTTTTGAAGTACTTAATAAGGACTTCATCACGGTTGGTTACTCTTTCGTATATTGATAGGAGCTAACTAACTATGTCCGTAATTTTTCCCGGTAATTATGTCGCACACTTGAACGCTTATCGCGATCAAGGTGTGTTTGCACTCCCAGGCGTTGAGTTTTATCAGGTCGTCGGTGCTGCAATTGTTGATGCCAACATTGCAAGCTCCGGTACCCTCACGCCTCAAGTCCAGTCACCTGACCTCCGTCAGGATGACAAGCCACGCTTGAACAAGTCAGTGACTGTTCCTGCTGGTGCTGTCGTGTATCGCACGGCTATTAACACTGTCAACCTGTCTTCTACAGGCACCTCTACGGTTGCTGTTGATGGTTTGACAACCGCTGGCCTGGAAGCATCCTTGGCAGCTGTTGGTGGTGTTTATCCCGCCGCTGGTGGCAAGACAACATTCGATGGTTTCGCAACGACTTCTAGTGAGTCTTCTGCTGCCACGATCACTATCGCTCACTCAGGTGCTTTGAGCCTGGTTGATACTGATAGCTGCGCCGCTGTGATTGTTGAAGTCTGCTACTTCTTGTCTGCAGACGGCCCTGATTCAGACGACCTTTCCCTCCCTTATAAGACGGAAGCTGGACAAGGTTATTGATAACTTAGTCCGACATTATAAGCGTCTCTTAGGGGGCGCTTTTTTTGTGTCTATAATAATGGGGTACGGTATAAATAGTAATGAGTAATCTTTTTCAGGATCAAAAAACAGGCAAGCTTGTTGAGTTTATTAATAAGCACGACAAAGAATATGCAATGGTCAGAGACGCTGGAGGCAATATTGCTTATGTATGTCTTGATTCATTAGTTCCTTATGACAAGGACAAAGGTCGTCTAACTAAAGTAGCTGCACCACAAATTCAACCTGAGCCTGAAGAAGAGCTGCCAGTGCCTGTCGTACCTATTGAAGATACACGCTTAAATCTAAACATGGCACCAGCAGAACAGATTGCAAAAAGGTTGCCTGGTGTTGGCTATGCCACAGCAAAACGGATTGTTGAGCTACGTATGTCACTGAGTGGTGAACGTTTTAATAATCTTAAGCAGTTAGAAAACATTCCCCGCGTCAACTGGGATCAACTCATTGAAGAAGACTTAATCTTTATTAGTTAAACTAGGGTTAGTATTATTGAGAAGATAAATGCTAACAGTACAGGAAGCACTATTGTTCCAAGCTGCTAAGGATGAGCAGGATCGAATTGATGCGCAAGGAACTGCTGGTGTTATTGGAGGAATGACCGGTGCTGTTCTTGGAACTACCGGTGGGATGATTCCTCACAGTATTGGCAAACAAATTAATAAAGCAAGAGGGCATACACCAGCGCGATTTAAAGCGGGTCCACGTATGGCAGGTGGACTGACGGGCCTAATCCTTGGAGGAGCTTTAGGCGCAGGCACAGCAGCAGTAATGAAGCAAGATAACCCTGCTGCAAACATACTTGCCAAGATTCAAGCTAAAGGTGAACTAACCGAATACGACGAGTACGCTCTTCAGCAAGTGCTTCGTGATATCTACAGCAATCAATCGAGGATGGCGTAATGGAATTAGATGATTATCTAAAATCTAAAACTAGGTTTCATCTGGGATATAACTCAGGTGCACAGCTTCCAGCTGGAGATCGTTCAAGGCTTGAAGAAGCAATGGCACTCGTGCCAGATGAGCTTTGGTATAACGAGATTGTTTATCACATCAAACGTTGCGATAACGCTTGGAAGGTAAGTGCATACCTGCCTGATGACATCCTAGATCCAAGTGGTCAAGGCATCGTCAACTTCTCACGTCAAGAAATCATTTCAGGAGATGTACAACGAACCATCTCACAATCAGATCCATTAAAAGGTGATGAGTATTTCCGTGAAATCTATTTACGAGAATGCGATCGACTGGCTGAGACTTTGTATGTTGCTAATTACCGTCGTCCTGAAGTACGGCGCTATGCCTTTGATCGTTCTGGTGCTGAGTTTATTCTGGCTGTACCTGGCCCTGCAGACACTGCAGTAGGTTCAAGAATTGTTTTACATAATACTTGGCGATAAAGTAGAATATATCTAGGATATATAGCAAGAAGGTTATGACACAAAAAATCACGATGGGTCGTGATAGGCGACAAGATGCTATCGATGCTCAAAATGCAATGCGTCAGTACGGTGGATACAATCCTAATGCTGGTGATATCCCCGCAGTGATGCCATCTGCACCATCATCAACAGCAAATGCACCTGCTGATGATCCTATGGATCGAACAGGTAGTGTTGCTCTAGGTACATCAGGTACAGAGGAACCTAATCAATCTTCT